GGAGGCCCGACGGGAACAGGTACTGGCATCGTTGATAACACCTGTTTATGGGATTATGTTGGTCCGGTAGTCGCGACTGGGACCATGCTGATGCAATTGACTGCAGCCGGAGTGTTGAATATTATAAGCGGCGCCGGTGGCACTATGACACTGGCAGGTGGCGATGGTGGTCTAAATCCCGTCAGCATTTTCGGCGGTTCTCCTGGAGTTGCTATCACCAGCAGCAAATTTACAGTCGGGACCGCCACGAATAACCAACTGATGATTACAGCGGGAGGCAATAGCGGCAACAATATCACGTTCAACCGCAGTGGAACGGGGGGCATGACGTTCTACAGCGCGCTAACGTTTGTGAGTCCTCCGAACTTGAACGGTGGCATTGGCGTATGGGGACAATCGCCAGGATCGCTACCAGCGAGCAAACCGACTGTATCCGGCTCGCGCACCGATGGCACCGCACTGACATCATTGCTAACTACTATGGCGAGCTATGGGTTCTTTGTAGATAGCACTGTGGCTTAGGACCTCTCATGTATATCTTCCCAGATAATCCGAATACCGGGGATGTAGTAACCGGCCCCAACGACACTTCCTGGAAATGGGATGGTGTCAAGTGGGTTGGAGGAGTGGACGGCCCGTTTGTAGACCTCAATGGGGATACGATGACGGGGCCGCTGTTCCTCGACGGCAACCCAACACTCCCTTTCGAGGCCGCCACCAAAGACTACGTAGATCACGTAGAGTCGAATGACGTTCACGAGGCTCCATTTGATGGCCAGGCATATGGCCGGGAATTAGGGGATTGGACCCCGGTCCTCCCAATCACCGGCGGGATCATGCGAGGAGGGATTGACGTTGATGGCTGGGAGATCAACGGCGTTCCAACCCCTCTTCTGCCACTCCAGGCCGTCAACAAAGCCTACGTAGACAATGCAATATCCGGCCTCCAGGCTTATCTCGGAACCTGGCAGGTAGCCGACAATATCCCCGACCTAACCCTCACGGCTGGTCTGCCAGACGGTGGATATTACATCGCCACCACAGATAATCCCGCTGACCCCGAGTTCGCTCCCGCCAACATCCCTGGAATTGGTGGGCAGAGCATTCAGAATGGCTCGCTGATTGTCTGGAACGCGAAACTGGCCATTTGGCAGGTGGTGGTTTCGGGGCAATTGACTCGAAACCAGGCTGATGCCCTATATCTCCCGCTCATCGGCGGGACCCTCACTGGCCCGTTGATTTTGGCGGCCGATCCAGCCCAATCACAAGAAGCCGCGACGAAGCACTATGTTGATAAGGTAGTAGCTGAAGAACGCTCCAGCTTCGCCATTGTCAGCGATACTCCTCCGCCGCTGCCAGTTGTTGGGCAACTCTGGTGGGACTCGGTTAGCGGCCAACTCTATATAAGCTACCAAGATCCGAATAGCACCGAATGGGTGATCGCTAACAACTTCGGAGGAGATGACGATGATACTTCCGGAGGAGGCAGCGATGATATCCTCGAAGACGCGCCCTCCGATGACACAGTTTACGGTCGCGAGAATGCTACCTGGGTCCACGTTCTTCCGCTGTCAGGCGGAACAATAGGCGGTCCCCTGACCATCTCCGGCTCTGGCAACTTCATCCTCACCGACCCCTCTGACTCTCACGTCACCTTCGATCGCACTCTCTCCAGCGATATCCACCAATATCAGCTCGGAACCGATACCGGGAAATTCTACCTCTGGGACGCCACGGGCGACCAATACATCTACACCTTCAACGAAGCCACCAGCACTTTCCAGCTCTACACACCCGTTTCGATGAACCTGGGCTTGACGGTTGGGCAGGATCTGACGGTAGGCGGGAATATCAGCGGTGGCGTGATTGCGAACAACAGCACCACGTCGAGAAGTCTCGCGGATCGGTTTGCAGACAGCATCAATGTGCAAGACTTTGGGGCCAAAGGCGACGGGGCCAACGACGACACTCAGCCTATCATCAACGCCTTCCTGGCCGTTCCTCCGACCGGCGGAGTGGTTGTGTTCCCGATGGGCGACTATCTCATGTCGGGAGCAGCCACAATTTACTCCAACACCTATGTAGTGGGCTTTGGGGCCAAGATCATCGCCGCTCCACCGGGGAGCTGGAGTGGTGGCAGTATCTTTGGCGTGCTGGATGCAGCCAACAATGCCAGCAATATCGTAATCGACGGCCTGAAATTCGCGTATCCGTATGGCAATCCCAACTACGGCCCGGCTGGCACAGCCCATATCATGACATTCAATCTCTGCACGAATGTCCTGGTTAAAGGGTGTTTCTCAGATGGCGGTGGAGACTTCGCCGCTTTCGTCGGCTGCACAGATACCCTCTGCATCGGTAACGAGGTCACCAACGTCTCGAATGCTGCGTTCGATCACTGGGGAGGGTATAATAACGCCAAAGTCATCGGCAACACTGCAAGTTCGTTACCAACCGCTGGTGTTAATGTTGGGCTGATTCAATTCACTGGCCTTAATACCGATGGCTCAGCAGCTAATTCAGTCGGAGCAATTGCCACCGGCAATATCCTGACATTCAACACGACGTTTGGAGGCCAGGCTATTGAGATCAACGGCCATGCTACCGCTGGCACCAATGACAAAATCATCATCGCTGACAACAAGATAGTTCTTTCCGGAAATATCCCTGTATGGGGTATTCTAGTCACTGGCATGGGTAATAATATCGACATTCACGATAACGAGCTTGATGGAGCCCACAGCACTTCCTATTCAGCGATCGGAGTCTTTACTCCAGCCACTAATGTCCATGTCCATGATAACATTGCAATCAACTGGGACTCCACTACAGATGGCGTGTTCGCAAACACGGCTGTTGGTGGAACCATAATCAGCAATCGTGCCTACGCCTGTCTTGCTGCGACGGTCGGGAGCGTCGCTGCCACCACAGTCGTCTATGACAACGACACTGGCACCGGCACCCTCAATATCAACAGCCCAGTCGCAGCTACACAGACTGTGACGATCAATGCACCTGGCACTTTTTCAACCTACGACTATTCACTGGACCTGGTGCTAGCTAGTCCGGTAGATAGTGCTGGATATGGCCCGGCACTGGCGTTCGTCAACAACTATACAAACGGGAATGTCTTCGCGTTCGTTCGCTATAGCGATACCCTGTATCTGTCGCAGTTTGACACGTTGGGACCGACTGCCACTGAGATCATAGACATGCTCCAGTGGGACTCGACTGGCTTGACCACTTTCCTGCAGCCAGCGGGTTTCAGCAATACGGCTACTTTCAGTGGTGCGGTTAATTTCAACGGCACTATTGGAAGTACGATAACCTTCGCGAATGCGGTCAATCCAGACATCACCAAAGCCAGCAACGGCACTCTCCGATTTACAGCCGCTGGCATGCATCTTACTGGCACATCCTCGATGCAGATCGACACCACCAATGCGCTCAGTATGAGCGGAGCAAATTCCGTGAATATATCTGGCGGTGGGGTGACTGTTGGCAACTACAATAATGGCAACGAGTATCTGTATGTTTCTGACAGTGGTGTTTATATATCGAGCGACGATGGGATGCCAGTATTTATCGGAGGCACCGCCTACGCCGGCCTGACCTATGGGCTGACGGTTAATGCCTCTGGAAACACTTTCCAAGGGCCACTCGCTCTTGCTACGACACCAAGCTTTGTGATGTGGGATGATGGCAGTGGATTTAATGTAAGTGGCAGTGCAACAGATGCCACGATTGACTTCGCGGTGTATCCTGCCAGCGAGATTGATATAGGCCCTATGTATGTGCAGATCGGAACGCTTGGCTACAACACGTTCTCGATCAACACCGGCGCCACAGCGGATGCTGATATACTCTTGCAGTCATCTGTAGGCGGCACTACTGGCGGCATACAAATCAACTGGCCTAGGCTTGGGTTCGGTGGAACGACACCAATCGCCAAACCAGACATTACGGGCGCCAAGGGCGGTAATACGGCACTCGCGTCACTGATTGCAGGGCTAGTCGCCTACGGACTGTTCACCGATAGCAGCACGGCCTAAGGACGTATCTGATGCTCGACTTCCCCAACACGCCAACAGTTGGTGACACCTTCACCGCTCCCAACGGAACGCGGTGGAAGTGGGATAGCACGAAGTGGTCGTGGGTCGCTGCTCCGCCATCAGGCTCAGGAGTAACCTCGTTTGACGGTAGGTTTGGAGATATTACGCTCGAAGCCTCGGACATAACCCTCGCCGGTGGGGCTCTGCTGGATAGCCCCCAATTCATCAACACTCCCACCGCGCCTACAGCCCCGCCGGGAACCGGCACTGACCAACTCGCAACCACAGCATTTGTTTCGGCGGCAATTTCGGCTGGTGGCACGTTTGTAGATGCACCGCTCGATGGCACGAGCTATGGCAGGCTGAATGGGGCCTGGACTAATGTTCTGCCGCTCACAGGCGGGATACTAACCGGCGCTTTGCAGGGTCCGGAATTTAATTCAACCTCAACGAACGGAGGAACTGGATCTGGTCTTACGACAGCTGGCGCTGTAGGATTTGTTCTCACAGGCCAACCAGCCGACGCAAACCTCACCGATTTTATATCTGGCCCTAACTTCTTCTACCTGCGTTTCCTCAATGATGCTCAGTCTACTTTCTCTACTCCGATGTCATTCAGCCGCTCGGGCTATCAATGCACGGGAGTAGCATTCGGCGAACCTATGACGATCCAAGCTCCAGGCAACTGGACCCCCTATAACTACGCACAAGACCTCGTCCTTACGTCACAAAGCACTGGCAACGCACAAGGCTCACTGACGTTCGCCAGCAATTCATCGAATTCATCCGCTCGCAACACTAACTTTTCGTTCGTCCGTTATGCCAGTACCCTTTATTTGGCATATATCGACAGCCCCACGCTGACAGAAACCGACCTGATGTATTGGGGCACAGGCAGTGTTACTGTTCCAGTTAATGCCGGGTTCGGTGGCACCGTCACTCTCAGTGCTGATCCAGTCGTCCCGCTTCAGGCGGCGACGAAGCAGTATGTCGATGCCCACAATCCAAACCCAGGTGGCCCGTTCTTGCCTCTCAGCGGTGGCACAGTAGATGGCGACGTGCATATCGGGACCAATACTTCGACGAGGGCGCTTTATCTCGATGGCATTGCAAGCTCGCATCACACGGTCCATCTGACGGTCGCTGGGATAAATCGCTGGATGTTCGGGCTTAATGGTGCTACTGCTGAGACAGGTGGAAATGCCGGCTCTGACTTCATGATTAAGCGTTATACCGACACTGGAGGTCAGGTTGACAACCCATTTTCGATAGCTCGTGCAACTGGCCTCGTTACCATCAGTGCTCTAAACGTCGGTGGCTCGATCACAGCTGGTGGCGAGATCCTGGCACCTCAATTGGGTGTTAACTCTGTTTTGAGCGGAGCAAATTGGGGAGCCCAGGGCGGATATATCGGCTGGAATTACGGCGCCCCTGGTGTGAATGGGGAGATGGATTTCATCAACTCCCATGGCCTGGGTTCGGGGGGTTTTACCTGGTATGATGTAGCATCGAATAGCGCTGCGACGCCAGTGCTGTTGATGTTACTTCATACGAATGGCGAACTGGATGTTAATTCGGTTGTGTTGGGCGCCGATCCAACACAGCCACTCCAGGCTGCGACCAAGCAGTATGTTGATGCCCACGTAACAGCCAGTGCGCCTATAATTCTGTTCAAATCTGCGGTCGTTGCAGGTGGTGCGATGACTGGACCGCAGACAATTTCAACCTTCAACATCCCAGCTGGAACGCTCGCTAATGTTGGCGATCGCATTCACATCTCTACCTGGTGTCGGCTGGCAGTCCCCGGAAGTAGCAACGGCACTGTAGACCTGCAATGGGGTGCCTCCACGAATGCTATATGGAGTGGCGAAGTCACTGCTCCCGGCGGTGATAGCAGCTTTGCCGGAGATATCGACATCGTTAAAACCGCAGCAAATACGCAGCTGATCGCCTCGGTTGAGTTGATTGCTTACCCTGGAACATCAAGCAGTGCTGGATATAGCAGATATATCACAACTCATACTGAGAATGATACTGCGGCAATCCCTGTGAAAATCGTGGGTTCGTTTGCTGCTGGAGCTGGATACACGGCGCAACGACTGTTTCAAGTGATTGAGTATTATCCAGCATAGAAAGGAGATAAAATGTCAGGACAAGTAGATCTACAGCAGCCGGTAACGATCAACCTGCCCCTCGGAGCCTGGAACACGGTTCTATCCCTCATAGCCAAAGGCCCCTGGGATATCGCTGATCCGCTGATCCAGGCGATGCGGGCTCAGATCTCGCAGTCGCAGAGACAGCAGGCGAGATCGAGGCCAAGAGAAGTGGAGATTGATGAAGCCAGTTAGCAGCATCTGGTGAAAACGCTGTAAAATAGGAGAATGAACCATGCCTGGTTTTCTGACGAACGACCTCCCTACCCTGGCTCAGATCGGGACCTCAATGAGGATTCCCATTGATACCGAGTTTGCGAGAGGCGCGAACCCGGCGAGTGTTGCTGGCACAGCCTTGCAGATTGCTGGAACGTTTGCAGAGGTTATGGCAAACCCGTCAACCTCGACCTCCGGGGCGGTTACCAGCAACCATTTCGGCGGATTGATTACTACAGAAGCCCTGGCCACGGCTGTTGGCTTCACCTACAACATGGATATCACGAACAGCCTCATTACCGCAGCATATCTCGCGGCTGGTGGGATGCCCGTGGCAGAGATCTACAGCGGGACCAATACAGGTGGGAACATTCCGCCGGATGGCATGAGTGCTATTATGACGCTGACAGGGGTTATTACGTCAGTTGGGAACGTGATTTTCTCCTGGCGGAATGATGGATCAACCCCACTGAATGGCACAATGTCGATAGTCTGGCACCTGTAGAATTTGACGCGAAGCGTCACTAGGCACTGATGCCATGTTGAATGAACAAACCAGCCAGCCACCCGACACGCCGCTTGACTCGCCAGTAAAGCCTATAGCCGAATTTCCAGAGCCCCTGGAGATCCTCTTCAAGCCCAAGAGACATAAAGTCATGTATGGCGGGAGAGGAGCAGGCCGCAGCTGGGGCTGTGCGAGGGCACTCTTGCTCATGGGCGGTAATAAGCCTCTTCGAATATTGTGCGCTCGTGAATTACAGAACTCCATCACCGATTCTGTGCATAAATTATTGAGCGACCAGATCACCAATCTTCACCTGGAACACATTTACGAGGTCCAGGCGGCGAGAATTGTCTCCCGTCCTGGAGCTGTGCCTGGAGGACAGACAACCTTCTCCTTCGAGGGCATTAAGAACAACGCCACCAAGATCAAGTCCTATGAAGGTATAGACTACTGCTGGGTCGAAGAGGCCAACAAGGTCAGTCGAACTAGCTGGGAAATATTGCTCCCGACAGTAAGAAAAGAGGACTCCGAGATCTGGATAACCTTCAACCCGGAACTCGAAACCGACTACACCTATCAGAGATTCGTTCTCAAGCCCTCAGCTGATTCGTTTGTTGCTAAGATGACTTGGCGGGATAATCCCTGGATTCCCGCAGTCTTGCTTAAGGAGATGGAAGATCTTAAAGAGCGAGATTATGAGGCGTATCTCAACGTCTGGGAGGGCTTCACCCGCCAGGTTTTGGAAGGAGCAGTCTTCGCCAAGGAACTCCAACGCACCCAGGCTGAGAACCGGATAACCAAGGTCCCCTGGAACCGAGAGACCCCTGTAGACACTTTCTGGGACCTCGGACGCAGAGACATGACCTGTATCTGGTTCGCTCAGAAGGTCGCCCTGCAATTCCGGGTGCTAGAATACTTCGAGGAGTCCTCGGAAGATATTCAGTTTTACCTCCGTCACCTTCAGAACAAAGAATATACCTATGGAACTCATTGGCTTCCCCACGATGCCAAGGCCAAACGCATCGGTCAGGCCAGAACCATCGAACAAGCTGCTCGAGCTGTATATGCTTCAGTTCGAGTTGTTCCTAGAATACCAAAGAAAGTCGGCGGAATTAATGCAGCTCGGATTATTTTCCCTAATTGTTACTTTGATGAAGTCAAGTGTTCTGAGGGATTAACCCGCTTGAGGCATTACCGATATCAGGTGCATGACGGTCAACGCAGTGAAGAGCCTCTCCATGATGAGGCTTCTCATGCGGCGGATGCGTTCATGACCCTGGCTCAGTCGTTGAAGGAGATGAAGCCCAAGAACCGGCTGGGAAACAAGCTGGAGAAAATAACCAGCCTGTTTGCAGAGGAAGCTCCGATGTTGGGATGGTTAGCAAGATAAATGTCCGCGTCGATATCAGATCTTCGACCGTCAGGCCAGGTATCATCATCTGCTCTGGTTGACCAGGCTGAAAGCGGCCTGGGAACCACCGGCAATCCGATAGTTGATGAGGCGAAGAAGCGGTTCCAGCGGTGCTCTGAATGGGAGGCACCTGCCAGAGAACGCTTCATCGAGGATCTGAAATTCTCCTATGGGGATGCAGATAACGGCTATCAGTGGCCAAACGCCATCCGCCGGAGCCGGGATGTAGACTCCAAGCCCTGCCTGACTATGAACATCATCCGCCAGCACAACCTCCAGATCATCAACGATGCTAAGAGGAATAAGTCTGAGGTCACGGTCCTGGCCACTGGTGGTGGAGCTACCGCAGACTCCGCGGAAATCTACCGCGCCATCCTCTCCGACATCCAATACAGCTCCCAGGCTCAGCTGGCTTATTCAGTAGGGAGAGAATTTCAAGTTCACGGCGGGATCGGGTATTGGAGGCTGGTTACAGAGTATGTAGATGAGAATACTTTCGATCAAGAGGCTCGTATCCAGCCGGTTATTGACCCTCTTAGTGTATATATGGACCCTGATATTAAGCAGCGCAATGGTAGTGATGCTAAGTTCGCATTTGTCTTCAATGATATTCGGAGGGATTCTTTCAGAGAAGCCTACCCACAGTTTGCTTATTCTGTGGGACGGAGCCCTCTTGGTGTTGGTAGCGGCGATGATGACTGGATAACTCGGGACCATATCCGCGTATGCGAGTATTTCAGGAAGGTTTATGAAGAAAACTGGTTGCTTAGCTTCATTGATCCGTCAGATGGCCAGAGGAAGAACATCAAAGAATCACTCCTACCGAAGAAGATTCTCGCAGAAGTTCGGGACCATGAACTTACCAAACGTCGGAAAGTCTGGGAAGAGAAGATTGAATGGTATCTCATTGCAGGAGATGAGATAATTGATGAGACGGTCTGGATGGGCAAGTATATCCCCATCATCCGAGTTGTTGGAGAAGAGCAGGTCGTAGAGGGCCTGTTGGACCGTAAAGGTCATACTCGGGCGATGAAAGACGCCCAGAGAATGTATAACTATAACGCCTCCGCCCAGGTTGAGATTGTGGCCTTGCAAACCAAGACTCCCTGGAAGGGCGCAGCAGCAGCAATCGAGGAGTACGAGCAGTATTGGAACAACGCTAACACCACCAACAGTTCATATCTTCCGTTCAACCATATAGATGACGACGGCAACCCCATTCCTCCGGAGGCTATGCCTTCTCGCCTCGATCCACCTGCTCCGTCTCAGGCGTTTGAAATGGGGATGCAGCAGGCGTTCAACCAGATCATGATGGTCTCCGGCCAATATCAGAACCAGATGGGGATGATGGGCAATGAGAGAACTGGTTCGGCTATACAGGAACGAATGGATCAAGGGGATACTGCAACTTATCATTTTAGGGATAATTATGAGTCTGCTCTTGTTTATACTGGAATGCAGATCATTGATCTGATTCCCAAGGTCTACGACACCGCCAGGATTATGATGATCCAGGCTGATGATGGGTCGATGTCGGAACTCCAGGTTGATCCCCGTCAAGCCCAGGCACTGATAACCAAGAAGAATACAGATGGGTCGATTATTGCGAGGACTTTCAATCCCTCGGTCGGGAGATATGAGGTCCGGGCCTCACCAGGTCAGGCATTTGGCACCCGCCGTGAGGAGACTGTCCAGGCACTGACTCTGATCCTGACCCAGGCTCCCACGTTGACAGGCATCGTTGGAGACCTCCTGCTCTCCGCCATGGACTTCAAAGAAGCTCGCGAGGCTGCCCAGAGGCTTCGCCGGATGGTTCCGCCACAGGCCCTGGGTGAGGGACCGAGTCAGAATGAACAGCAACTCATGCAACACAATCTCGCACTCACCAATGCGCTTCGTGAAGCTCTACAAAGACTGGGAAAAGAGCAGCTCAAGATTGCAGGTAAGGATCAGATGCGAGATATTGATGTGTATAAAGCCGAGACAGACAGGTTCAAGGCGCTTCAGGAGGCTTTTGGGACTGATCCAGAGGCCATGAAGAGAACGTTAGATGATCTGATTAGAGAGTCTGCTCAGACACATTTGGTCCCGATCCTGGAGGCCAATCGCCAGACTATCCTAGATGAGACAGACGAAGCGAATAAGAACCTGGATGAAGGCCAGGAGGCTTCGCCTCCCCCGATTGGAGGTTCGGAGTTTGATAGAGCCGCCGCCCCAATTCCAGGGGCTCTCCGAGGCCATGACGGAGAGTGGTATCTGACAGACCCGACTCGCCAGGGCAAATTTATGCGAATTGCTCCGTTAGCGCAGGAACGCACGCCGAGGAACATCACGCAGAATATGTAGGTGATTAACCATGGCTAACGGCACTGCTCCTGTTGGAGCCCCAGATGATACGTTCTATCAGTCAATAGCCTTGGGGATGCCAACGACGTTGGCTGCGGGAATATCTCCAGCATTAAATCCTCCAGACACAGCTCCAGCGCCTTCTAATCAGCCTATGTATATCGGAGATAGCCTCAATGAACCTGGCGGGATCGGGGGATCAGCAGGAGTCGGGATACGAGGAAACAGCCCAGCCAAGGTGCTCGATCAGATCAATACTGGAGGTATGGATTTCAGTGGAAGACATATTGTTTTATCCTCTGGAATATCCAACGGCCCTAGCCAAATAGACCAGGTTCAAAAGCAGATTGATGCGCTGCAGAAGGCCAGGGCCGCGTCGATCACGCTGGTAGGAGCTTCACCGAAATTCGCTGATGCGAATACGAAGCTTCAGGCTATGGCGGATGCTGCGGGAATTAGGTTTGTCGGGTTAGATCCAGCCGAGATTGGCCCTGATGGAGTGCATCCGACAGCAAGAGGCTATGCAGCACTTAATGGTCAGGTCCAACCTCCAACAGCTTCTCCGAGAGAAGCGCAGGTTGGTAGTGACGTTGCTGCGATGCAGCAGGGCATGCGGATCGCGCGAACAACTCCCGGAAATGCTCTGTCATTGCAGAGTGGCCCTATGTCTCTGGATGATTTTAAGAAGGGTATTCTGCTCGCAGAGCACGGTGGCCCAGGTGTAGTTAGTCCTGCTGGCGCGATGGGTCGATGGCAGGTGATGCCAGGAACAGCCCGGAGTCCAGGATTGGGGCTTCAGGGAGTTGACCCGAGTGATCCAGCAGCTGTAGATAAGCTTGGAGAGCAGTATGCTGAGAAGTTGTATGAGAAATATGGCCCAACCATGGGAGCGGCTGCATATAACTGGGGCTATGGGAATGTAGATAAGCTTATAGAGAAGTATGGAGACCCGCGTAAGGGGCAGATTTCGATAGCAGATTGGGTTAGCAAGCTCCCGAATGGAATTGATCCTAGGACAGGAAAGTACAACTTCTATAACGACGTAAATCACTACGTGAATACTGTAGGGGGTGGCCAGTTGGCCCTCGCAGGACAGATGCCACCCAGCTCGACTGCAACAGCCCGAGATGTTGGGCCTGGACCAGGAGATAAGAAAAGTAGCATACAGATGGACGATACAAAGTTCCCAGCTCCAGCACTTCCCACAGGAGGTGCAGGTGCAGGAGCAGGAACAGCACCTCAGCAGATGGATATGCAGAGATTCTGGACAATGGCAGCCCTCCAATCTCTTCTCCCGAAAGGCTTTGGGTTTCATCCGGTAGACTACGATCCTACCAAGCCCATGGAGGTGTTGAGATCACTTGGAGGATTTAGAGGTCTGCCGATGAGCGGAGTACCTAACTTAACTCAGGCTCGGCCCGTTGGATTTGATCCTGGGGGAATTAGGGCGACACCAGTGACAGCGATTTCTCCGGCTGGAGTCCCTCCGGCATTAGGCCGCAGACGTGAGTGATACCTTACCACCTCATCCGGACTTCCTGTCTTCAGCGGTTAATATGCTGACAACCGCTGATCCGGAGCGGTTTGCAAGTGAACCCTGGTGGATGAAAGGGCTGGATATCGCCGCGAGCCCGGTGAGAACGCTGATCGGTCAGCCGCTGAAGGAGGCAGGAGAGGCCACGAGCCAGGCATTGGCAAGCCCCAATCTCCTCCAAGACCCATATTCGCAGCACCAGCTAACTCAGGCGGTTGCAAACTTCGGGGCTCGGGCTGCTGTAGTTCCGAAACCCGCTGGAAGTTTGGGGGTTTTTGGTGGGATGATGGGAGCTAACAATGAAGAACTTGCAAAGATGTCTGAAGCTATGGGCATGCATGATGCAGGTTCATCTTCTTGGGATATCTGGAAGAAAACTGGCTGGAATGTAGGACCTGGAGGAGATTGGCGGTTTGAAATTCCAGACCAGGGTGCAAGGCTGAAAGCGCAGGCATTCTGGCCAGAAATGACAGGAATGCATATAGCTGATAATGACAAGGTTACTTTACCTGCAATCCAAGGCACATTAAAGCTGCCTGAGGTGCTGAATCATCCTGATTTATATGAGCATTATCCAGGGTTACGAGAATATAATGTTGCGGAGGATACAACAGGTTCGCTGGGACATTTCAACAGTCAAACTAAGACCTTCCATGTCAAAGCAGGAGGCACTGCTGAAGATACGATGGATACCATCCTGCATGAGGTCCAGCATGGACTCCAGGGAATTGAAAGCTTTCCGAGGGGTGGACAACCAGCAGAGTTTTATCCAAAGGACGAGGATTTTGCTCAAAACTATAACGACGCACTTAGAAGGTATAAACCCTACTTTGAAGATCTTCAAAGAGCAGGTATAAATCCTGACCGGCTTCACGACTCTGTAATAGCTCAAGGAACAGGGCCTGTAGAGGAGGGAGGAAGGTATATGCCAGCGCATCAGAAGATTTTAGATGATGCTCAACAGAAGTTCGGTTTCTCTTATCTGCTCGATTTCATGAAGCATTACGAGAATTTCGCTCCACTCCAGGATGCAAGGCACGCTGCAGAAGAAAGCTATCATCTACTTGCCGGTGAAGTAGAGGCTCGAACGGTAGAGGCGCGAAAGAGAATGAGGGATTGGGAGCGCCAAGTAACCTTGCCTGAGATGACACCGGGATATCCCTCAAGCAAGTATATAATAACTAAAAGGCAAGGCCAGCCATGAACAACAGACCCTCCCGCCACGCCCACCATCTCGTTCATGAGACCGCTGTCGGCATGGCTCATGAGCTGTATGATTATATGATGCTGGATGACGGGTGGTATAGACACTGGAAAAGACAGCATCCGGAGTTGAGTGGCAAAGCCTTGGAGGATGCGTTTGTGGAGCGGAATATTTCCAAGCTCCTACCCCAAGCTCGGGCAGTGCTGGCTCAGATGCTGCAGACAACTCAGGATGAGAAAACCAAAGAGGCGATTTATGAGGCCCTGACGTTGGATGCAACTCTAGTTCGAGGCCGGTCACTGCATTGAAACTGATGCCATGGAAGGACGGCCACGGTTACACATTTTGAACGATCCTTGCCAGTTTATGGCTTGTCTCCAATAGCAGAGGGGGTATCATCCCGCCATGAGCGAAACAACCCAAACTGAACCGCCTTCAGATCCTCCGGAGCTGTTAGAACCTCTTGCTCAGCCTCCAGAGGGTGGGGGAGAGGAGACTGAGCCTCAGAAGTCTCCTCCTCCTTCTCCGGAGCCTCCGCAACCGCAGGCAACGCCGGACTGGAGGGATAAGCGGATCGCGACGCTAACCCGCCGCCTCCGCGAGTTGCAGGAGCGTCCACCGGAGGCACCACAGCCACAGCCGCCTAATCAGCAGCAGGCGGATCAGGCTCTCATAAATCAACGAGCCAGAGAACTCTCGATCATTCAGGAGTTCAATCGAAGGTGCGACGAGGTGGCAACGACAGGCCGGGCTCAGTTTGGAGAAGCTGAGTTCATGGGTCGGATTTCAAACCTACAGAAACTCTCCGATGCAACTGATCCTGCGAGTGTTCAAGCGTATAATTCGCTGCTGATGGCTGCCCTGGAGGCAGGAGACTCGGCGAGACTGCTGCATGATCTCGGAGCCGACTTGAATGAGGCTCAGAGGATTTTGGGAATGAACCCCACTCGAATGGCCGTCGAATTGACCAAACGGGCTGCAGCACCGCCGGTAGAAGTTTCATCAGCGGCAAAGCCAATTACCCCGCTGGGAAATCGCAGTGCCTCTCATGAACGGGTTGCCCCGGATGATCCAGATAGAGCGGATCATCTATCTACTGCTGAATGGATGAGGCGCCGAGAGGCACAGATTGCAGATAGGAGAAAAGCCGGATAGCAGAGATGATTAAAACTCCTGAGGAGGAGGAGTATGAAGCAGCTAAAGCAGATTACATTAGGGCTCTCAAAAGAATACAGAAAGCCAAAGCAGCACTTCCGATAGAACCATATAAAGTTTATCAGAAGAATTATCAAAGAGCCTGGCGAGAACGGCAAAGACACTTGACGAAGGTTTCTGGAGAACCCTGATCTCCTGTCGGTTTCTGGGTGTCCTATAACCCTGGTGGCTTCGGGGCAGCTGCTACAGCTCCTGGGTGGACTTAATTCAGGCCTGGTCCAGCCTATAACCCCAGGAGGACCACCATGCCCAACTCACTACTCACAATCAACATGATTACCCGAGAGGCCGTAAGGCTGTGGAAAAATAGTAATGCATTCATCCAGAACGTGGATATGCAGTACGATGATAGCTTCGCGGTCGTGGGAGCCAAGATTGGTTCCACCCTCCGCATCCGGTTGCCGAACGACTTCACAGTCGCCACCGGGCCGGCCCTGAGTGTCCAAGACACCGCAGAGCAGAGCACGACCCTGGTGCTTGCGACTCAAAAGCACGTGGATGTGGCGTTCTCAACAGCCGATCGCACGCTCTCCCTGGACGACTACTCTCGACGCGTTCTTGCACCGATGGTCAATAACCTGGCCGGTGCTGTCGCAGTTGATATCATGATGGGCTCGGAGGGTGGGATTTGTAACCTGGTTGCGAACCAGGATACCACTTTTGCCCTGCTCAACCCCGTTGCCAGAACCTACCTGGATGCCGGGGCGATCTTGGACATGAACTCCGCTCCAATCGCCAATCGCAAGATCGTCAACTCTCCAATCACCGAGGCTCGGGTAGTTGGCAGCCTGGTCGGCCTCCTCAATCCTTCCTCCGAGATCTCCCGCCAGTATGTGACTGGCCGGATGTATGACGCTCTCGGTTTCATCTGGATGAAAGATCAGACCACCATCTCACACAAGGATGGTGCACTGGCTCAGGGGTCGGCGACGGTTAACGGGGCCAACCAAACCGGCCTGGTGTTGGCGGTTAATGCCCTGGCCAATGGCCTCAACCAGGGCGATATCATCACACTCGCAGGGGTCAATGCTGTCAACCGGATCACGAAACAGGACACTGGACTGCTTAGGCAGTTCGTTGTTACGGCCTCGGTTCCGGCCGGTGGAACGAGTATCCCCATCTACCCCGCCATCATCCCGCCGGTCTCTGGGCAGCCTGTTCAATACCAGACCGTGACAGCAAGCCCGGCTAATGGAGCCGCTGTCAATCCCACTAACAGCTTCCCTGCTGGTCAAGCCTATCGCAAGAATTTTGCCTACGCTCCCGAAGCTGTTACCTTGGCTACAGCGGACCTGGAAATGCCGAAGAATGTCCATGAGGCAGCCCGCGAAGCCTTCGACGGCATCTCGATGAGGATGGTCACTGACTACTTCATTGGAACAGACCAGCTCATCACTCGTCTCGATGTCTTGTATGGTTACCTCTGGATCAGGCCAGAGTGGGCGGTGGTGGTAGCAGATCTGACGTAATGCAGGAAAAGTCTCCGCCAGATTTTATCGAATGTAGTGATCTGGCGAAAGCTGGCTATCCATTCACCTATGCTATCTTAGAGCGGGCTCTTGAAGTTATGGGCTGGCGATATGATATCAGAACTGACAGGTGGATCAAGCCATGAGGTTTTGCTGAATGAATCTTGCAGAATTGACACCTCGCCTGCAAGCCGAACACCATCACGACTTGCAGGCTTGTCAAATCGTCTCGGCGGCTGTTGCGGAAGTCGAGCATGGTCTGTCGATGCTGGCTCGGTTAGGCCATGTCTATCACTTAAGTCCTGGGCCGCCTTACTCCCTCCCGGAGTGGCCCCGGACTCTTTTTCACGTTGATGCCGCCCCTAATGGCCGCGTCGTGAACTCCTGGTGGGAAGCCGAGGAACTCGGCTATGGGTGGTGGCCGACTCTGCAAGAAGCACAGAATAAAGAAGGCATCCGGGCGCAGTTCCGCGGCCGAGGGGGAGTGCAGGATCGGGCTCTCCCGATGCTGGCGGATAGTGGTCCAGCAGGGCCAAGACCCGAGACTCCAATTCCACAGAAATCCAATGGAGGTTTGATAGATGAGTGGAGAAAACAACTCGAGTCCGGAGGTCCCTCCTGGAGAGACGTTGTTATACACCCTGCCCCAGTTGACTCGGAAGATCGAGGGACAGCACCAGAATCGACGGCTGGAAATGGCGAGAGCCTATCTGGGCTCCCTGACAATGGGGATCAAGGGCCTGGAGGGAATGGGGCATCGGATCGGGTTCAGGCTCCTGCCGGAGCCGGAGCCGATAGAGTATCCGAAGATGCTCTACAAGAAAACACAATGGGTGCTGGTGGAGAACCGGGAGCAAGAGCAAGTAGCGAACTCCAGCGGGTTCTTGCCGAAAGCATTGCCAGAGGCAAAGCCGACACCAGAACCGCCGTCGATGCCTTCACCTCCGACCGTAACCATTAGGCTACCAGATGCATTCTACCCAGCTTCAGGCCCTGTTGACGGCGAAGTTTGAGGGCGATCACGTCCGCATCGCTCGGATGCAGCACTTCATGGGGCTGCTGAAGACCGGCCTGGATGGAATGGCGACACTGGGAGTGGTGATTAAGCTGGATGTTGAGGGAGTAGAATCAACGCTTGTCACCTGGAGTGAGCCACCGAACGCATTAGAGTCTCTAGACAGAGCCATCGCCTTCATGCAGGAAGCTAGCAAACACGCGGGGTAGATGATGCCTCCAGTTTCACAACAGCAGCGAAAGCTGATGCATGGAATAGCCAGCGGAGGTATCAAGCCTCGCAAAGGGCTGCCACCTAAGTCAGTGGCGAAAGAGTTCGCAGATGCTGATCCAGGTGGCAAGCTGCCAAAGAAGGTCAAGGGGCATGGCAAAAAATCCTAGCGGCCGAGGCGGAACAAGTAATATGCGTCTGGATAACCCCGCGTTAGTACTCAAACGTGGTCCGAAGAAGGACTCAAAACCCACAGCACCGAAGCCAGTGAAAATTCGGGCTGAGCAAGGAGATAAGTAACCATGGCCAACAGGTTCACAGTCTTTGACGTGATGGAAGCCAAAGGGGTTTTCAAGAAGAATCCCGCAAACCTGGCAGCCCAGGATGAGCAGGGCCAGAGCCTATACAGTGGCCCCGTGCAATACCCTCGAATGCTGTATCACCCCAAGGGGGAAGAGCGGATCATTCAGGAGGGCGAAGTCATCACGACTCCGTATGGCCCCAAGGTCATCATGCAGCAGCGAGAGCTGATCTGGCAGATCGCCAAGAATGCTGATGAGGAGGCGGAACTGCGCTTGGCTGGCTGGCATGGTCATCCAGCAGAAGCCATGAGAGCAGCGGGAAAAGAGGCACCGGAAACCGGAGCTGATCAGGTGATCGCGGATCTGAGGAAGAAGATCGCGGAGCTTCAAGCTCAACAAACATCCCTGGAAAAGATAACACCAGTAAAGCCCGCAACGTTCTCAACCCCTACTAAAGTCTAGGAGTAAAGTTCATGACACAGTATAACCTGGTTACATACAATCAGAGCGGAGCAATAACAATCACTCCGCAGGGCATGAACCAACCTATCAGTGGTGGCGGGAGATACCTGACTCCGGCCGGCTACGGTGAGACGGTTAGGAAAATTGAGGTGCAGGGCAGCGATGGCTCTGTTAATATCGTCTGGAATGTCAATTGGTATGAGCCATGGAGAGGCTCTGTCTAATGTCTGGATCACAGCTGGAGTTCAGTTTCGGTGGGAGATACGACATCTTCACCGACCGACTCCGGCCAATAGGAGCCAGGGACATCGAGGTCTATCAGGCGGTCTGGGAGGCTTATGCACGCACCCGCGAAGCGGTTAGGGCCTTTCCCGGAGGGCCGCTACCTCTGACCCTGGATCTTATCCATAAGGATCTGGTGGAAAGGATTCTGCACCATTGAGTGGAACTGATCCCTCCCAAACGTCCGCTGGAGATATCGTCAACGCGGCGCTGAGAGACTGTGGGGCATTTGGCGTAGGCCAAACGCCTCTACAGACTGATGTCGATGAAGGACAGGCCAGGCTGCAGTGGATGCTTCAGCAGTGGGAGCGGAAGCGCTGGTTTGTCTGGCATCTGGCAACATACTCCGCCGTAGCTCAAACCGATCCAACAGGGCAGTTTCAGGGAAAACAGGCTTATACTGTAGGCCCTGGTGGAGACTTCGACACAGATACTATGGGGATTCAGTTCAGTGACGAATTTGGTCCTGATTTCAGGGCTGGGAGTGTAGTATCAACGAGGCCGAACAGGATCGAATCTGCTTTCTTAAGACAGTTGACTCAATCTCAGCCCAATCGAATCGACTATCCGCTCACTCAGATGTTCTCGAAAGAGGATTACAACAAGATCGCCCTGAAGGGTCTAAGCTCCTTTCCTGGATATTTCTTCTATGACTCCTCCTGGGGCATGGGTCTGTTGTATCCCTGGCCAATTCCACAGGCGAATATCTACGAGATCCACATTAGCGTCCGCGAACAACTCCCTCCCATGTTCGCGACGACAGATGTGCTGTTCGATATTCCCTATGAATACTACAACGCCATGGTGCTTCAGCTGGCAGTCCGCCTGCGGCCCAAGTTCGGTATGATTGCGTTGCCAGGAGACACTCTCGCAGCCCAAGCCAAGGCCGCGTTGAACACGCTTAAGCTGGCCAACTTCCAGATTGCTCGCCTGCAAGTCCCTGGCGAACTGATGCGTCCGCAACTGTACAATATCTTCTCTGATAGGATGTACTGACATGGTTACAGCAATACAAGT